GTATAATACCAGTTTTCAAGCATCTGATGTTGGCGATGGTACAGAAGATTCAAAGTATAGAATCGGAACCATAAAAAATGGAACACTTGCCACAAGATTTATTATTGATGGAGAAGCAGTTGGGATAGGAACCGAATCACCAAGTGCAAGACTTCATGTCAAAGATGCACACACTAATGCACCTTTAGCTAAACTTGAATTTACTGGTGGTGGTGGAAAAATTGTTGCTTTTATAACTAATGGAACTGAAAACGGAGATATAACAGAAGCCGCTGGTGGAATTCAATATAACAGTAATTCTGATTACAGATTAAAAGAAAATGAAGTTCCTTTATCTGATGGCTTAAAAAGGCTAAATAAATTAAAACCATATACATTCAATTTTAAATCAGATAAGAATACAAAGGTTGATGGATTCTTCGCACATGAAGTTCAAGAGATTGTGCCAAATGCAGTATCTGGCGAAAAAGATGCTATGAATGATGATGGTAGTATAAAAGCACAAAAAATGGACGTAGCTAAAATTGTGCCTTTACTTGTAGCATCAGTTCAAGAGCTATCAGCAAAAGTTACAGAATTAGAAAATAAATTAGGAGAATAAAATGGAAGCAACATGGGAAGTAGTATACTTAAAACATTATATTTCAAAAAACAATAAAAATAATGTTGTATACTCTGCATATTATAAAGTTTCTAATATCAAAGAAGTAGATGGTAAAACATATTATGGTGGTTTTAGTGATTCTATAAATTTTGACTTAGAAATTGTAGAAGCTGTAGATGCAGTAGATGCAGTATTATATACAGATAAAGATACTTTACTAGCTGACAAAGCAGTAAAAATAGGTGACATTAAAACACCAGCTGTAGAAGCAGTAGAAGCTAAAAACCCTTGGGCTAATGTGGATTTTGTTGAATACGATGACCTAACAGAAGATGTAGTTATTGGATGGGTAAAATCTGTTTTAGGAGAAGAAAGAGTTAAACAAATAGAAGATGATATTACAGCTCAAATAGATGCACAAGAGAATCCACCTGCACCTACAAAAGGCAAAGGTGTACCTTGGTAAAAAATAATTGTGAATGCTGTTGCTGTTGTAGTTGCAAAGATGAATGAGACTATTAAAAGTTTTTTTAGAAGAACTGGTAAGTTTTATAATGGTGTTATTACTGCTTTGCTGTTTGTGTGTGTATTCGCTTGGGCTTGCAATGATATTTATTTTGGAAAAAGCCACAGGGAGATTGAAGAAGAATTAATGCGTTCTATCTTTGAGGTAGACTCGTTAATAATGGACATAAAGATAACGCTAGGAGATTCTAGCATAATACAAAAATAGGAGTATAAAATGGCAAACAAAGAAAACAAAGCTGTTTTAAAAATAGACGATAACGAATATCTGGTTGAAGACATGACAAATGAACAGAAAGCACTATATAATCATTTAGCTGACATTACAAGAAAGATAGAGACCATGTCGTTTAACTTAGAGCAATTACAATTCGGAAAGGGAGCTTTCGTCAACGCTCTTAAAGAATCCTTATCAAAGGAGAAAGAAGAAAAGTAAATGTTAGAAACTTATGCTGAATACGGAGCAATGGGTGTGGTCATAGTTTTGTTTGGCTATATGGTGTTAAATCTAATGTCAAGCCAGAAAGCGCAGAACGAAGACTTAGATGATATTAGACAGGCTAACGCAAAGCTAGAAACAAAGATGAGCAATGTGGAAAGCATAGTTTTAAAGATGTTGGACCGCTGGAACAAGTCGGATGAGACAAGTCAAAGGCACAGGGAAGCGATAGTATCAGAGTTAAATGATGTGACCGATGACTTGTCTTATATAAAGGGAAGGATGAATGGTAAAGGATGATGAGTGACACCTTAAAAGCGGTAGGCAACGGAACAATAGGAGTAAGTGTTTGGTGGGTAAATCTGCCAATGATAATACAGACAATGGTATCGGTGGCAACATTGATATACATTATAATTAAAATAACAAAAGAGGTTAAAGGAGCATAATATGCCATATCATAAGAAAAAGAAAATGGGTCACGGTGGTAAAGTCAAAAAGAAAATGGGCGGTGGCATGGTTAAGAAAAAGATGATGAAGGGTGGAATGGTCAAGAAGAAAAAAACTATGAGAAAGAAGAAGTAAAATGAATTTAAAAGAAATGTTAATAGAAGCTGCTGAACTGCAAGCTGACGCAATCAAGAATAAAATGGTAGACCAACTTGGCTCCGATGATATGGCTCAGAAGATAGCTACCAAGATTAACGAAAAGATTGACATACCTTTTGTGTCAGAAGAAAAAGAACAGATATTCTTTGAGAAGTGCGTTGATATTGTTACTGACTTACTAGAAGGTATTATCAAGGGAAAGTAATGCCGAGGTTCAGCAAAAGAAGTTTAGGTAGATTGGAGACTTGCGATGAGCGATTACAGGAACTATTTAAAGAAGTTGTTAAGAGATTCGACTGCACCATCATTGAAGGTCATAGGGGTGAGGAAAAGCAGAATGCGGCGTATAAAAAGGGAAACAGCAAGCTTAAGTACCCAAACGGAAAGCACAATAAATTACCTAGCATTGCTGTCGATGTTGCTCCTTATCCTATTGACTGGTCTGACCGTGATAGGTTTCACTATTTTGGCGGATATGTTATAGGTATTGCACAACAGATGGGGTTAAATATTCGCTGGGGTGGGGACTGGGACCAAGATACAAAGACTAAGGACAATCGTTTTGATGACCTCGTACACTTTGAGATTAAGGAATAATGCCAAAGCAGTTTTACAAACTTAATGACTTTAGTGGAGGCTTGAATAAACTTAGGGATGCAAGGGACATTGCTCCTAATGAGCTCGTTCAGGCGGACAACATAGAGCTAGATACTGTTGGTAAAATTAAAACGTCTACAGATACTAGGCTTGGCACTGCTAGTGTTGTGACACAAGGGAAGGTGTATCCGGGAGGTGGTCTTTTTTATTTTGAATCCGATAGAGAGGGCAGTGCTAATGCAAAAGACACTGGAGAATCTTGGACTATAGATGTTGACGCTGAGACTGGAGAAGTAAATTTACTTGGTAGTATTACTGGGAGTGCAAACGCTGTAGCAGACTTAGGTCATCCAACAAAAATGACAACACCAACAAATTCAGTTACTATTAGTAGTTCTACTATTTTTGGTAATACTTCTAACGTACCGTTTAAAAGTTTTTTTAGTGCGGGAGATGTTTTAAAAATAACAGGAGCCGATAACGTAACCATTAGTAGTTCCTCGGTAGACGCTTTAAATAGAATTATTGAAATAGATTATCTATCGACTTCCGGGTCAACTAGCTTTATAAATCAAACTGGAAACTTTGGACCGACTAGCGCTTCAAACCAAGAGCCTGTCTTACAAAAGCTAATTAAAGGAGTGTTTTTTGCAGCCGATGACACAGTCCGAGTTGCGGATGGTGCTTTGTCTACTGGAACAAGAAGAAAGCAAAGAGGCTACATAAAGCAAACTCATTTTAAAGATGCTGGAGTAGCTAAAGATGAGTATGATAATTGGTTTTCTAATGATTGCGATTTATCCCCTCCTACAGACATAGCGATTCACGCTTCTAGCTACCCCTCTGCTGGAGCGGGCTTTCATTTAAATATTGATACACCTGCTACGGACAGTAGTATTGTTGGTCAGTTTGCTGCCAAAACATACCAGATTGCAGGTTCTTTTATTTACAAAGGAGACCAAGAGTCTTTGTTGTATGTTCCCTCTTCTGCCCATGAATTTACTACCGCTTCTGGTGACTATATAGATGTTGATGTGAATGCTTCACCTGCTTATGATGAAAGAATTACAGGAGCTAGGATATACATAAAACCCAGTGGTACAAACGAACCTTGGTCTTTGCTATTAGATATAGATTTAAGAGATGGATGCAGAACAGGACTGGACGATGTACATAAACCTTGGGCTGTAGGGGGCGGGGCGAGTGAAGCTGGTTGTGATAATTTAGTCTTGACCTCTGAAAACTTAGAAACATACACAATATTAAATGGCTTTTCTCCTAGTGAGTTTTCCATAACGTTGTCTGAGAATGGCGAAAACTACAAAGATGCTGTTATAGCAAACAGAAGAGTCTTTATATGTAATGTACAAATGATAGATGAGAACGCACCGTCTTTTACAGATAGTACTTGTGATTACAATAACGACCCAACAGTGACAATAGATAGCACTGCAAACATAAAAGTGGGTATGAGCGTTTCTGGTACAGGCATACCAACTGGAGCTACAGTAATAGAGGTAACTAGCGCTACAACATTTGAATTGTCAGCGTCTACTACCGGAGGCTCTGTAACTAATGGTACTCTTACTTTTAGTAACATAGTAAAAAGGATGCGAGATAGGATAATGTTTACTCCTCCTAATAAATTTGAGACATTCCCTCGTAGCTTTTTTATTGATGTTGTGAGAGGTGATTCGGATGAATATGTAGCTCTGGCTACTTACGGAGACAGGCTTTTTGCTTATAAAAGAGACACCCTATACATTATAAATGTTGGCTCACCATCGCCTTCTAATTGGTTCTTAGAATCAACGGAAAGGAAGAAAGGGATATACTCTAAAGCATCTTTATATTATAATGACGATGGTATTTTTTGGGCAAACCAATATGGCGCTTTTATTTTTAATGGCTCTAGAATAACTAATCTTTTGACTGGCAAACTTGATATAAACAACTGGGAGCTGATGTATAGACCAAACGTGGTATACTATCCTATAAACCGTTCTTTGTATGTTTTTCCTAATTATATATGTAACGCAGTGGAAGAAGTTAACACATCCCCAGAGCTTAGTATGAAAAATGCTTATGTCTATAGCTTTGATTCTAAAGCTTGGAGCAGGACATCATTTGGAGATTTATCAGCCTACCGAGATAATGTCCATAGCAACTACATTATTAGAGGAGACGATACTTCAAGCCGACCTGTTGTAAAAAAACAAAGCGCTAAAACATCTCTTTCATCAGTTGCAAGCCGTAGTTTTGCTTTAGATTATACTCCATCAAATAGAGCAGCTGGCAAAATAGTGATAGTAACAAAAGACATAGACTTTGGTGAGCCCGGAAGAATTAAAAAAGTATATAGTGTAAGAGTTACATATAAAAGCTCTGCTATACAAACTCAGCCTATTCTGTTTGCTACTAACGGTGGGTCTTCTTTTACTGCGTTGACAGGTAATTTTGCTAGTACAAGCGCTTTTGATGTGTTGGTTGCTACTCCTAGTTTACCTATAGAGTGTCAAAGTTTGCAATTAAAAATTACAAATGCTTCAGCTGCTGGCACCATAGAGATAAATGACATATCTATTGAGTACAGAAACATATATAAGAGAGTGACATGAGTTTAACTGATACTAGACTCAGAAGATTAGAGCAAACTAAGCGTACTGAGGTGGCGCCATCTAGGCAACAACCATCGATAAGTGAGATGGCAGATGGAGACGAAAGGCTAGTGCTTGCAGGTGGTAATAAATTAAGGATTTATAGAAAAGCATTTGGTAAATTATTCTATATAGAATTTGAAAGTATAAGAGGTACTTGATATGGCAAACAGCTTAATGGAACTATACGGCGGCGGAATGACAGGCAGACCCACTAACTATCAAATAGGTGGGCAGGTAGCTAGAAGTCGCAGAACTAGAGCTGCTCAAAAAGAACTTAGAAGGCTTAGAGATGCTGCAGCAGAGGCAGCGAGGAAACAAAAAGAAGCCCAACAAAAAGGGCAAATCCTAGGAACTATAGGTGCTATAGCCGGTTCTTTTATTCCTATACCCGGAGTAGGGACATTACTGGGAAGCGCAATTGGCTCTGGACTTGGAAGGTTTCTCGGTCAAGCTGCCGGAGAAAGTTTTTATCAAGGAACCGATGTTGGTGAAGGTAGATACGCAAAAAGAACAAGAGAAGATTTACAGGGAAATATAGATGACTTTAAAAAAAGTAGTTTGGAAAGGGCGGGTATAGCAGGTTTACAGCAAGGCTTAAAGACTTATTTACAAGGTAAATTTTTACAAGGACCTAGTACTGCAGGCGGTCCCTCCGCTATAAAAGAAGGTGAGGGCATTTTTTCAGGTCAATACCAAGACGTTCTACCATCTCAAGTCGCAGAGGGAAAATTAGGACCAACGCAATTAGGAAACCTAGAAGCTCCTATGTTCGCTAAGGGATTTGGTGAATTTGGAATGCAAGGATTTACCCTAGCCCCACAAAGCATAGTATCTAGAAGTGGCGATTTTTTACCATTAGGGAGTATGCCGACTGACCCCTCCTTAGTCTCAGAGGGTGTTGCCGCAGCTACCTCATTGCCACCTATTGCTGCTGATGCAAAGCAATTAGCTCTTGAAACACAGCCATTGTTACAGCCAACAAGACCAGTTGTTGATATACCGCTCGAAGCCCCTGAAGCACTTGACGATGTATTTACAGAGGCGTTAGAACCAGAACCTTCCATGTTTGAGGGTATTGACACCAGTCAAGATTTTTCCATGACCATTCCCGGTACAGATGCGGATAATCTTGCACAGATTGATTTTCAGCAACCTTTTGGAATGACGTTAGGGGACGAAGAGGTAAGTTCTTTTGTTGACCCAGCTAGCGGTGGTATTTTTTCACGTTCTTTATTTGAACCTGCAATTCCAGATACGCTTTTCAGCTCTCCTGCAGATACGACTTTAACAAGAAGAGCCATGCCTTTTGTTGATTTTGAGAAAGGAGGGCTTATAGATATGATGCAAAAATTTCAAGTTGGCGGATTTGTTGACGAAGAGCCTAATCCTTTTGGTAATGCACCAACCTTACCAACACTGTCCAGTGGGTTAGTTACTCCTACTAATCAAAACACGGTTGGTACAAGCTCTATTGCTGATACATTTGACCAGATGGTAGGGAGCACATCATTATCTGCTGGGATGGGAACTGGCGATATGAGCAGTGTTAATGTTAGTGGAGGATTAAGTGGATTAGAAAAAAGAGAGGGAAGCGAAGGTTATACTCAAACAACAGGACCTTTAGGTGATAGAAGACGAAACTTGCAAGATGTAACAAGAGGCGGTCTTGATTCTATAGAGAATGTAGAGGATGTTGAATTAGAAGAGGGTGGTGTAGGTCCACAGAACTTAGGCAGAATTGCTGGTTACGGAACGGCGATTGGCGCACAATCAGCATTGAGACAATTGGGAATGTTAGATGTTGCAAACGACCCAAGATTGCAAGAGTATCTTGATGAACTTCCACAATTTAGCCAAGGCTACAGACAGCAATTACAAGACATAAGAAGTGGAGCAAGGGAAAATCTAGCTAACTTATATGCACAACAAAGAATGGGCGGAACAGGTCTTGGGGTAGGCACCGGGATGCAACAATTTCAACAACGATTAGCAGGTCTTTCTGGAGATGTAGAAAGAAGAAGGCGTGGAGTAGTAGAAGGATTCCAGTCTGATTTATTAAGTTCTATATCAGATATAGAAAGGCTTGGAGAGTTTGAGTTTGGCTCAGTATAAAATAGAGGAATATTATGTCAAGAGCAGATAGATATAGAAGAGGGCAGTTTGCATTACAAGCTTTAGCGGACTCCCTTACTGGTGTACCTGACCAGATGTTTAGGTTAAGACAATTAAATCAACAAGCAAGGGCAGATTTTGAAAAAAGACAACAAGACCAAGCCATTGCAAGAGAAAGATTAAATCTAGATTTAAGAAGAATACAGTCAAACGAAGACCTAAACAGAGAGCGTAACAGGATATTAGAAGATAGGAATAAAACAGAAGAGGCGAACCTTAAGACTTATAGAGACTCAGTTATAAAGAATCAAGAAGATGCAAATAAAAATAGGTCGTTTAATATAGCCGTAGCAGGTGCTGGAGATGATAAGGGAGTACTAGCTAGCGTTTATGATAAATTTAAATACCCGGAAATAGCTGCTAAACTAAGGGACGCAGCTGTTAACGAAACTGCCACGGAAACGCTAGTTAGAGGTTATTTCGAAAATACGGACCCTAAAGATAGATTGATTGCTGGCAAAAAGGCTCTGTCTCAACTCAAGACAACCAATCCAAACTACTCGGCAATAGCAACCGGCATTAAAAAAGATTTATCAGACTTCAACGCTATGAATATGGGGTTTGTGAAAGACCCTGTTTTTGGACCAATGTATCAGAAACTTGTTAATCAATTTAATTTGCCAAACTCAGACGGTAAAGCTTTTATAGACGGCGTACAGAATATACAATCTATGTACAATAAAAGAGAAGGTTTGTCCGTAGACACTATTACTCCGCCCGCAGGAACTACAGCACCTCCTGCAGGTGCTACTTCGCAAGACTCTGCTAATGATTTGCTAAGTGAAAACGCTTTCAATCCCGATGGTTCTATGACAGTATCTCCTGAGGAGTTTGAAAGAATCCAACAGAGCGGTGCTTTTGACGATGCGCAACCCCTTGAAATAACAACACAGAACGTATTGTCTGGGATTGCAGAAGGTCGAATAACACAACCAGAAATTCCTGAAAACCAAAAGGGACCTCAAGAGTTCTTTTATGAAGGTGAAAAACTTACGCAGGCAAGGTGGCGAGACCTACTCTCTCAAAGAATACAGACAGGATTGGACAAGGGAAACATGGTTACCCGCATAAACCCAAAGCTAAGATGGATGGATGATTACGCTAAGAGGATTACTGGAAGAGACAATGTTGATGCTACTTTCCTAGGCAGTAAAGCTGGAAGAAAATTTTTACCAGTAGAATAAAATGCAAAACAGATATGACTTTACAAACGAAGAACTAAACTTCTTGCAGTCTTTGGGTGGTGGTGTACCTAAAAGAAATGAAAAGTTGTATGGATTTATACCGGGTAATTGGCTACCGAATTGGGTAAAGCAAGGGTACAATCAAAGTATAGAGGGACTAGCACAGCAAGTAGTTAAGGGTGAACCTGTTTTCAAAATAGATTCTGATTATGACCCTAATATGTTGTCCGATATTGGCTCTACGGTTGTAAGCTTTTTAACTCCAACAGATTTTGCTACTATGGCTATAGGTGGTGGCGTAGGAGGGGTAGCGTTAAGAGCTGCGACCAAACAAGCGTCAAAGCAAATGATTAAATCAGGGCTTAAAAAAGAATTAGCTGATGTAGCTACGCAAAATTCATCTAGATTAGTTTTTGAGCAAGCCAGAGAAAGGGCAGTTAAAGGTAGTACAGGATTAGGTTTTTATTCTGGGTTACAGTCAGCGTTAGGTCAGCAAGTTACTAACGAAGATATAGACTTTACCAGAACTCTTAAAGACGCAGCTGTCGGTGCAACGCTGGGTGGATTATCTGGTGGAGCTGGTGCCGTTACTAAAGCCACCGCACTGAAAAGAGGGTTTAGTGCAAGGAGAGCTACTGCTATAGAAAAAGGTTCTGAGGCTTTTTTATTTGGAACCGCTGGTCCTTTAATCGAGGGGGAACTCCCAACTGTTGAGTCTTATATACACGCAGCGGGTGTTATTGGCGGGCTTACTTTAAGTAGGGCTGCTAAAGATAATATTTTTAAACCTAAATCAAAACAAGTAACAGGCGAAAAACTACAAGATATTTACAGGGAAAGTGCACAAGCTAGGGTAGATAGAATGCAAGCTCAGGGTCTGGCGCAAGAAGTTTGGACAAACGGAAAACAAAATGTAAACATCCTTACAGACTGGACTAAAACGCAGAAGACAGATACAATGCTAAAGATTAGGGAGGTAAATAAAGACGGCACACCGGGAAAAGACTTGCCTCCAATTTCAAAAACAGAGTTTTTTAAGTCATCGAAAGATGGTGGGTTTAGGTTAAAAACAGACAGTAGCGGAAGAGACGTAGATACATCAATTCGTAACAAGACATTTAAGCTTGCTAGCGATTTAAAGATAACTGACCAAGAGTTTAAACTAGCTGTTGATAAGGCAGCTGGAAAAGAATTTGACATCAAGCCTAGCCAAAGAAGAAAGGGTAGACAAAGCACTAATTATGATAAGATAAAAAATGATTTTGAAGCTAGGGCAAAGCTATTAAAAGAGTTTGAAAAAAGACAAGCAGTAGATAAGGAAATTAAGGAGTATCAAAAACTAGATATTCCAATATACGAATCATCCGGTTCTTCTTTATTTAAAAAAGTGTTACCCGGTCCAGTGTATGATGTGTTAGTAGGGCTAAAGCCATTACAGAGCAGGGTAAAGGACCCTCGCTTCAAACCTATCTTTAACGATGTAATGAAAGATTATTACACAATGGATGCAAGGCAAGCTACTTTATTTCAACAGCTTGCTTACGCCTTGAACAACGCTACTTATATTACAAGAGATGGTAAAAGAATTAAAGGTTTAAAAAAAATAAAATCCAAAGAATTGCGTGAACAATTAGGTGAAGACCTACAGTCTCCTGATGCTAATGCTCAAGTTAGAGTAGCTGATTTTAGAAAAATACTAAATGATTCTTATGAAATAGCCAAGCAATCCGGTATAGATGTAGCTCAGTTTGAGCCAAACTACTTTCCTAGAAAAATAAAAAGAGACCTTATTAAACAATTAAGAGATGATATAGAAAAATTTACTACGTTTGATTCTAGGTCGCTAAGCTTTGAGTTGAAACAAAAGAAAGGGTTTGAAGAAAATTTAAAGAGAGCTCTAGACACTAACGTGGTATCTAACGAAACAAGGAGAGCAATAGAGAGTATTCGTGATAGGATGGTGCGTGATATGAACAGACCCGTCAAGCTTTCAGAAGCGTTTGAATCGCTAAGAAATGAAGTCTTTAGCGAAATAGTTATAACAAATAAAAACTTGGAAATAGGCAGAAAAAAAGTAAGTTTACCTCAAGAGTTTTTTGAAAAAGATGCTGGATTAATATTGACAGATTATATGGCGCAACTATCCAAAAGAGTTTCCTTCGTTGAGACAGCAGGGCAAAAAGGTCATAAAGTATATGACAAAATTAAAAGCTTGCGTGATTTAGGTGGACGGAATGAATCCGAACTGCTGTATAAAGCTATTAATACTTTTACAGGAACAATAGAGGTAGACAGAAAGTATAACTACAGCCCAAGAACTAAGGGTATTTTAAATGACATAGTTAACTTTCAAGTAGCAACTAAAATTGGATTAGGATTTGCTACTATCCCAAACCTGACACAGCCTTTTATTTCTAGTGTTTTAAAGTCAGGATATGGTCCTTTTTTTAGGGGAACATACAAGCTCATAACAGATAAGAATTACAGGAAAGCAATTGTAGAATATTCAGGGGCAAGTTCTTTGGAATTGCACCAGATGCTTGCAGGGTTTAACCCTTCTAATGTTTCTTTTATGGGTAAGGTTGCTGATAAAATTACCTTTGCTTCTGGGTTCCAAGGTGTAAACAAATTAAATAAATTTATATCAGCATACACTGGATATGAAGCAGCTTTAAAATGGCAACGTATTGCTAAAAATTCTAAAATAAAAGCTAGGGTAGAGTGGGCTAAGTCAAACCTAAAGAATATGGGAGTCGATGATATAAATAAAAAGCTTACCCCTAAAGAACTATCTAAAGCTATGTATGAATTTTCAAGAGATACTCAGTTACAAAGAAACGTATTTAGAGAGCCTGCGTTTTTTAATGACCCACGTATGCAACCTTTTGTGTTGTTTAAAAGGTTTGGGTATAGGCAAGCAGAATGGGTACTATCTGAGTTAAAAAAAGAGGTTATTGATAATAAAAACTTTGCTTTTATACTTCGGCTTGGATTAGCTGGTATGGCAGGTGGTGCAATGGTAAATGTTGCAAAGTCTATGTTAAGCGATGGATTAGCAGGTAAAGATATATATAGCGATAATTACAATGTTTTGGTAGATGGTAAAAATTTTACAATGAATGACTTTTTAGGAAACATGGCTGCAGTAGGTGGTCTAGGTATAGTCACAGATATAATTAACTCTGAGAGCAAATGGAGAGCTATAGAGTTTGCAGTAAAACCCGCAATGATACAAGATGCAAGTAAAGCATATCAGGCATTACAAAGACTACAACAAGATTTAGATATTTTCGGACCAAGCTGGGTAACAGCTCAAAGGTCTGTACGAAACGTAGCGCCTATATTTGGTTCAGTAGGTAGAAGAGTTTTAAGTAGATTAGAAACACCCGGGCAAAGGGCTGATTATGTAAAATTTAGACTGGGAAGAACGAGAGCCAAGATACTAGATTTTATGATAGATGAAAATACACTAATGGCGGAGAGGACAATTAGAGAGTGGAACAATTCTTTTCCTGAACGACCAATTAGATATGAAGACATAGACATTAATGCAATCAACCAAAGGTTAATGACTAAATATAAGAAACAGATAAACCCTTAACAGGAGTAACGTTTATCTTGTCAGGATTCAAAGCATAGAATTCATTCTTCTTTTGCTTCTTAAATTTAGCCTGTTCTTTCTTCTCCATTTCAAGCCAACACTTTTCTAGTGAATCTACTCTTGTTTCATAACCTGTTATCATTCCACAATGTAAATAGTTTGTAGAATTATAGCTGTCTGTCATAGGATTCCAGTTTGATTCTCCGCACATTGCGCACTTAGAATCTATCAAAGGGCATTTTATGAACAATGTTTTACTTTCTGTATTTTTTTGTAAACTTGCAGACAAAAACACCCCCTAATTTAGCTTATATGACGATAAAAATAATATTTTGATACAATATATAGCTGTGGGGGATAATGCGAAATTACCCCCGTTACAGCCTTTATTCAAGCTTTTTCTAAAAAGGGTCGTCATTACTCTTTTTATTGCCGAATTTCTCTGATGGTTCCTTAAAACTCATGTAAAAATACTCATCACCCTTCTGAGTTTTCTTTCTCCACATAGCGAACTCCATTAAGCTATCTCCAACCTTACCCTTTCCTGTGAAATCTGGTTGGTTCTCACCGCTTTTCTTTCCGTTAAAAAATACCGTAGCAGTATTTGGTTTATGTTCAAATGCCATTCTTGGCTCCTTTCGTTTGTTAATTTTTAGCGGGCTACTTTTACACCACAGATTGTTCAAAGTTTTAGTTAGCGCCAACCAACTTTTTCTTTTGTTAATCTCCCCCGCTAAATCTTCTCTTTACTAAGCGACACTAAGAACAAGTAGTGCTCTAGTGGGACCACCATAAATGGTGCGCCTCTATCTTCTCGTATTACCACGCCCACTTCTTCTTTCTCTGGCTTTACCCAAGTCGCAATAGACTTTCTTCTCTTGCATCCGTAGTAGCTACCTTCAATCTCTATGTCACCCATCTCGTGTTGCGCTCCGCCTCTGTCTCGATTGAAAGCCTCTAGTTTAAATTCTTTAGCTAGATTTACCGCTTGCCTTTGTAGCTCTGCTCCTCTTTGACGGTTTCTTCTTCCCCGTCTCTGATTCTCTTTTTTCTTGGTCTTCTTGTAAGTATTTTGTGAATTTTTCGACATCGCCATTCCATATTATATAGTTTTCTAAAAGGGTCCTTACCATCCGCAGTTCTTGACCTAAGCCATACACTCTTTCAAACAAGTGTGTAATCTGCTTGTCTCTGTCTTTGTTATTGGTCTTGTGTTTATTCTTCAAAGTATCTCCAACTTAATTTTTTTATCTACTTTTATACAATCTGGACAGATTTTAAAAAGTGTTTTAGATTGTGAAATATATGCGTAGCCACAATCTCTGCATTTATACTCCCATTCTTTTTTATCATCCTCTGACTCAAATATAAATTTAGGATTTAGTAGTTCTTCAACCGGTAGCAGGATTAGACTAGAGCTAAAGTTATCTCCACCTTTTATATCTCTTTGTGGATGTCTCAAGTATTTACGACACATCTTCTTAAATACCTCTGTCTTTATAAAGATAGCCACGTTCTCGTTTTGCTTTTCATCTACAAGTACGTATGCAATATACTTAGCTTCTGTAACAGAGATTCCACTTGGCTTTCCATTATTGCTGTACTCTACAGCTATATTCCCTGTGTCCCAAGCTTTGTAATCTTTCTTGAACTCTACAGTTTCTAGCATCTCTGCCCATTTATTTTCGGACAGCTTACCCTCCAAAAGGTTTACATCAAACCGGTAGTCTGCACCTCCCTCGTCTCTTACCTGCTTGGTAATATCTTTTAGCTGTCCTTGATTCAAGATAACTTTAATCGCTTTCATTAGTAGCCAGTGGGTTGGGACTTATTGCTTCTGAAGAACCAGAGCCAGACTCTTTGTACAAATCTAACTCTACGTGGAAACCTAATCGTTCTGCTTTTTTCGTTACCCATTCCACAAAATCCCTGACATCCGCATCTGTCATGTCATCTGTTGGCTTTATCTTTAGCTTGTTCCAGTGTATCAAAACGGAACCTCCTCTATTTTCTTTTTAAGTATCGCTACTGGATAGCTTACGTTTGTGCCTTCTTTATTTATAAAGTTCTTATAACTTATTGCCACCATTACTTCTATGTTGTTAAGCATACTTAACTGCAGGTATGGAAGTGATACTTTACCTCCGGTTTCTTTTTGTATGCCTAAAGTTTGGCAGAACTTTGCAAAGCCCCAGTTTCGGTTTGGCTTGAATTGATAGCCTTGTGCTTCCTTGTACCTGAAGAGACCGCTATCTTTTATCTCTGTACCTTCGTAATCTGATTGTATTATGCGATATATTGGTTTGAATACATCAGCTATGAATCCCCCGCAACGCATATCCTTCATAACTTCTATGTCGCATATCATAGCTTTGTATTCACCGGCGGGAATGCGAGAGCTCGCACTATCCCCAGTTGGTATGTAGTAGGAGTCGCCGGACATTTACTTATAGGATTTTCTTATCTGTTGCATCTTATCTAAAGATGCCTGAAGATTATCCATTGTAATCTTGCCATCGGCTAACGCTTTTAAGACCTTATCTGAATCCTCTTGCTTGAGACCATCCATATCTAAATGAACCATCGCCTCTACAAACTTCTTGGTCCCCTCCTGTTCTGTCTCTAAGACTCTCTTGCATTGTTCTTTGTCCATGTATGGCTTCTTAACAACCGGTCTATCTGGCGGACTATCCTCATCCACGCCGTTCATTACATATCCTACAAACGCTTCTATCTTTCCTATCTCAGATGGTTTCAACATCTTACCCTGTTTGTACAATTCGAGTGCAAACCCATATCGCACCTTGCCTCTATTCACCTTATCCCAATCTACCTCTTGGTCCATTTGTTTTCCCTTTCTTGTATTCCTTTTATGCCACCACCACAAGGCTCGTAAAACGAGCAATATTTAGAGTTACACTCCCAATCCTCTACTGGAGAGAACCCTTTCTCTATTGGTGGTAAGCCGTCCTTAAATAATTCTTGCACCTTTAACCAATACCTCTCTGCAATATCAATATACTTTCTTGGTACCCTTAACTCCTTGACACGTGAATTGTTCTTGTTGTAAAAGAGTAGTGCCATTTTATTTATCTTTATATTGTTTTCACGATAATAAAGCCCATAAGTTCCCAATTGAATTGCATAATTTTGCGGTGCCTCTTTACTTCCGTATCTACCGAAGATGGATTGCCACTTGAAATCGTTACACGTTTTAATATCGTACAATGCACCATCCTTTAAAATCATAGCATCTACGAAGCTGCGTACATTCAATCGTGGAATCAAAATCTCTGTCTCAATATGAACCTCGTACCCATTCTTCTTTGCATATCTTTCTAGTGCCTCTTGCATATCTCCGTGAACCAAGTCACCAAGTCTGAAGAGTCGCATCGTGTTAGAGTCTTTGTCTCCGGTCGGTAGCTTTTCTATCTGTGCATAGTAATGTTTACGCATACACAAACCTGCACCAGATGCGTGAAACCACTCGTCTTTACCCTCGTATCTGGCGTCATAGTTTTCGCCCTTGAGGTCCATGATGTAGTCATCGTATATCTTAAAAAGGTCTATCATCCATGTGTATAAGCATAGCTTTTATCTCTTCATCAGATATTTTCTGTATATTGCTAGGCTTAACCCTTTTTACTTTCTTGAACTTTGCACCGATTATCATAGAATCTACTATGTATCGTACAAGGCGCTCTACAATATTAAGTGCAAGTACATTCACTTGTATGCCCTCATCGTGAAACATTTTTCTAATTGCAGTTTTATTTAACAACATAATCTTTCCTAAATAATTGCTGATTCTTTCGGAATTTACACCGTTTCTTGCCATATTCAAGCAGAAATGTCATTTTGTTTATCGTCTGCCCACTTATCTAGTTCGTTCAATTCGTCACGAACGTGGTCAGTTATGATGCTTAGTCCCTTGTAAAGACCTGCTAAGTACATCGTATTTTCTGCGTACTGCAATGTACTATTCTTCAATAACAATTTCTTGTTAGCCTCCCGTATCCTTTTTATCTCGGCTTGTATCTGTTCTATAATCTTGTCGTAATTCGCTAACACTATTAACCTTTCTATATTATCTTACCGATAATGATTCCTATTATCATTCCTAAAATAAATTCTTTATTACGTTTACATTCATACACAAATAGTAAACATAAGTCTCTAACTATGCCCATCTTATTTTGTTCCCTTCTTTTTTGTTTTTTTCTGTAGGTCGCTAATATAATTGTCTGTTAGCTTGAAGAAGTCACGTGACTCCTTGTCAAAGCCTTTCCCTTCTTCTTTTCGTTCCTTTATTAACGCACCTAGCAGTAAACAATAATTACGTATATCCCTGAGCCTACCTTCTATCGGTTCGTTAGATGCTTCCGTACCCTGTAATACGTAGTTCCTTACACTATCCATGTGCTTTAGTAAATACACCATCGCTACGAACTCCGGTTTGCATTTGAGCCTTTCGCCGATTGACTTGAAGTTGGCAAGCTTATCATCGTCTGATACAGTGTACTCGATTCCCTTCTTTTCCATCAGGTCAAGCTCTACCTTTGACTCGTTCCTAGCCCACTTGAAAAAATCCTTTACTAACAT